ACGGTCTTGCTACTGCTGATGTCAGTGGTTATGTCGATACTGGGAGTTTTATTTTTAATGCTCTTTGTTCCGGTAGCCTTTATGGTGGGTTACCTCAAAACAAGATTACTGCCCTCGCTGGTGAATCGGCGACGGGCAAGACGTTCTTTGTACTTGGAGTTGTACGAGCATTCCTCGAAGCGAACGAAGAAGCGAACGTAGTATTTTTTGAGAGTGAGTCGGCTATCACTAAAGATATGATTGAAGAACGTGGTATAGATTCTTCAAGGATGGTGATACTACCAGTTACAACGGTACAAGAGTTTCGTTATCAAGTGTTAGCAGTATTAGAAGCATATCAAAATGATGAAGAAAGAAAACCATTAGTGATTTGTTTAGACAGTCTAGGGATGCTATCTACAACGAAAGAGATAGAAGATACAGAATCAGGTAAAGAAACCAGAGATATGACACGGTCACAGATAGTTAAGGCTACCTTTCGTGTATTAACATTGAAACTTGGTAAGCTTGGTGTACCATTGATATTGACTAACCACACTTATGATGTGATTGGTTCAATGTTCCCACAGAAAGAAATGGGAGGTGGTTCTGGACTCAAGTATGCTGCATCACAAATCATTTATCTTTCAAAGAAGAAAGAGAAAGATGGCACAGAGGTGATAGGTAACATTATCCATTGTAAGACGTACAAGTCTAGACTTACAAAAGAAAATCAAATGGTTGACGTTAGGTTGTCTTACACGAAGGGTTTAGACAGGTATTACGGTTTATTAGATTTAGCACTTGAAACTGGTATATTTAAATCAGTATCTACACGGGTAGAGTTGCCTGATGGAACGAAACAGTTTGGTAAGACTATCAATAATGATCCTGAAACATATTTCACCGAAGAAGTAATGGCAAAATTAGAGTTAGAAGTATATAAAAAATTCAAGTATGGTTGAAAGACCCTTATGATAAATTTAATTAAAGTTTATGATGATGTAATAGATGAAGTATCTTGTAAGCTACTTATAGAAAAGTTTGAGGACTCCCATGAGTATTATAAAACAGTCCATCAGGAAGATGGTGATGAGCGGATATCATTTGAACAGATATTACATTATGCATTACAAGATAGATTGTAAGATAGGTCGCAAGATATGGCCAGAAACCTATGGGTATGAAGCGATTAGAATAAAACGATATCTCGCTAATGATTATGATAGATTTGATCCTCATGTAGATGTGATAGACTATAATTCTTCTCGAAGATTTCTATCCTTTTTTATATATCTTAATGATGTAGAAGAAGGAGGGGAGACAGAATTTATCGACACTTATAAACCAGGTACACATAAACCATTTCAAATAAAACCTAAGAGAGGACGATTGTTAATGTTTCCTCCTATGTGGCCTTGGGTCCATGCAGGTAGAAAACCTGTGTCTGGGATGAAGTATCTCCTTAATTCTTACTGTCATTATGAGTAGAAAAGTTCCAAGTTATCATTACGTTACACATAAGGAAACTGACCAGCAAGCCTATAGAATAGGTGAAGGTAAGTTTTCAGGTATAGTATGGGCTTATCTCAATGTAAAGTTTCCTATGTATACCGATGAAGGCGTTATGGTTGATCCAAGCAAGGCTGAAGAAATACCCTTGACATTTGACTGTGAATTGCTGTATAATCCGACAGAAGAAGATTTATCTACAGGTGAATTTGAAGCAACTGTAGGTGATATATTAATGAATATTATTGACGAAAGTATAAAAAATGACACAGTTAAATTTAGAACAGACGATTCTGACGAATCTGATATTTAATTCGGAATATACTCGTAAAGTAATTCCGTATATTAAAGGAGAATATTTCCAAGACTCTATCGAACGGATAGTGTTTGAGATTATTGATACATTTGTAGAAAAGTATAAAGTTAATCCAGATAATATTGAAGTTATTAAATTAAATTTAGAGAAGGCTACATTAAATGAAGAACAATATAAAAAATCGTTAGAGTATGTTGATAGTTTTTCATTGCCCATATCGGATGAACAGTTTAAATGGCTTGTAGATGAAACAGAGAAGTGGTGTAAAGATAAGGCAATTTATAATGCTATCCTAAGTGGTATTCATATTATAGATGGTAAGTCTAAAGATCAAACCCCAGATGCTATACCAGAAATATTAACTGATGCATTGTCAGTATCTTTTGATACTCATATAGGCCATGATTATATGGAACAGTATGAGGAGAGGTATGAATATTACCATGAGAAAGAAGAAAAGATTCCATTTGATTTAGATTTCTTTAATAGAATTACGAAGGGTGGATTACCTAACAAGACATTGAATGTTTGTCTTGCAGGAACTGGTGTAGGGAAATCATTATTTATGTGCCATGTGGCAGCTGCAACAATGTTGCAGGGTAAGAATGTATTGTATATTACATTAGAGATGGCAGAGAAAAAGATTGCAGAGCGTATTGATGCCAACTTAATGAATCTGACTTTAGATGATGTGCATGATTTACCCAAACGGATGTATGAGAGTAGAATAGAAAAGATACAAAAGAAAACTAATGGTAAACTTATCATTAAAGAATATCCTACAGCCTCAGCTCATTGTGGACATTTTCGGGCATTGCATAATGAGTTATTGTTGAAGAAGTCATTTCGACCACATATTATTTTTGTAGATTATATAAACATCTGTGCATCACAGAGATTTAGATATGGTAGTAATGTAAACTCTTACACATACATTAAAGGAATTGCGGAAGAGATGAGAGGTTTGGCTGTTGAGTTAAATGTTCCGATTGTATCTGCAACACAGACCACAAGACAAGGGTTTACATCTACAGATATTGGTTTAGAAGATACATCTGAATCATTTGGGTTACCAGCAACAGCAGATTTAATGTTTGCATTAATCTCAACTGAAGAACTTGAAGGGTTAAATCAGATGTTGGTGAAACAATTAAAGAATAGATATAATGATCCAACATTAAACAAGAGATTTGTAGTAGGTGTAGACAGAGCTAAGATGAAACTGTATGATGTTGCACAGAAGGCTCAAAGAGATTTGGTAGATTCTGGGCAAGAAGAAGTAGAAGTTACCGCATTGGAGGATAGGTTTAAAGATTTCAAAGTCTAATATAGATAAATATTAGTATGAAATCTTTTATACACCATACAATAACAGAAGCTAAAAAGATTAAGAATGATGCTACAAAATTTGAAGGTGATCTTATAGCTGCTATGGGTGCTACAGATCCTGGTAGTACTAATGCTACTTGGGTTCCACCTGATCCAGATGATCCTAATGTTAAGTTAGCTGCTGGCATAGTTAAAAAAATGAAAAAGAATGGCATTTCTGTTAAGGGGGCGAAACGTGCATCTGGCGGAGGTGGTAAGAAAGACTTGACAGAGCTGTATTTGAGTATGGGAGCTAGGTCAGGTGAACCAAAAACAGATATTATATTTGGTGGGATGTATGTTTCGGTTAAACAAGCTGATTCTGCTCAACTATCAGCAGCTCAAGGTCCAGAGTGTGCTGCTTTAATACAAGCTGCTGTGTTGCATGACCCCGACGTTTCTAAAGAGGCTATAAAACTTTCTAAACAGGCGGCTAAGTTTGTAAAGGAAGTATCCAAACCTCAAAACTTTTATAAGATGAGAGGTGGTTCTATTAGGCCTTCAGAATTAAGAGCTCGATTAAAATATGGTACAGGTCGAGGTAAATTGCCAGATCGAGTTAAGAAAAGATTACAAAATAAAGAAAAAAAATTAGGTGCGGCTACTAATGACATAAATCAGATGTTGGGGTTTAGTGATAAGAATCCTACACCAGCTCAGATGGCTGTATTTAAAGGTTGGGCCAGACAGTTTGGTATAGCTGATGCTGTGGCAGCAAAGTTACCATCATTTTTAGGAAGTGAATCTGTTAAGAGAGGTATATTTTTAGAGGCTACAACAGGTAAATTTAAATTTAAAAAGAAAACATCAATAGCAGATCATATGTTTGCATGGGGAACTGATCCAGAAAATCCTGGCTATGCATTAGAAACAGCTGATGAGTTTGTTGATTCTATGATCTCTGGTGGATTAAGCTATAAGTATAGGGTATCTGATAGGGGTGGTATATCATCCCCAAGAGGGTTTAAATTAATAAAACAAAAAGCCACAGACGATGAATTGACTATGTTGGGACGTGGTGCAGGATGGAGATTGGAAGTAAGCAAAATACCTCTTAATAATGATTATATGGTAGATATAGATGATGAAACTAAAGAATACATTACAGAGATGGCTGATGAATTGGCTGAAAGTCACCGTACTTTTTTGATAGAGAATCCTGAATTTGCTCAAGAGATGTTATTGCAAGAAGGTCTTATTGATAATATAAAGGGCAAATTTGATAATATAAACGGCAAATTAAAACAGGGTATTGATGCATTGGTTGTTAGGTTTAGGGAATTTTTTCTTAAAGTAGGTAGATGGTTTGCTCGTTTGGCTAGAAATGTAGGTGCATTTATAGTAGTCTTTGATATAAATTCACAAGTAGCATTTAAATACGACTGGCTTAAAGCTTAGGTGGTAAACTGATGAGTGTTGCTTCTGTCAGGCATGAAAAAATGGTTGCTGATGCCTTAGATAATTTAGG